AATTACTCCAAGTACTGCTTGAACAGTTTCTCAGATATAAAGCTCCCTTGCCTGGTACAATAGCTATCTGTTCTGTAAGTGTTGAAGCTACTGCGTGCATTACGAAAAGCTTGTATGTACTGCCTGTAACGGGTGCATTGGCTATGCTTGCACTTACAGAAGCACCAATATCATAAGTACCGTCTGTCGTAAAATTATTAAGGTCGGAATCAGCAGGAATAGTTGTAACTGCTCCTAAATATGGGGCTTTAAGATTTTGCACTGCATCATAAGTCTTTGTTGCCCCTGTGCCACCAAGCGTAATTGGCTGTATTCGACTGGAAACTTCATTTATTCTGTTGCTTGTTGAGGCAACATCAGAAAGGGCTGCCTGCAAAGCACTGAAATCATTTTCACGCTCGACAACTTCGGTTGATAATTTGCCTACTATATCAATGCCAAACTGCACAGTAGTGATAACCTCTTTATTTGTTCCGTATACTGTAATTTCAGCTTTAAGTTTTCCAGATTTAGCTACCATATTTTCTGTAAGTTCAGCAGTAATAATATTATTGCTGATTGTACAGTCTGTAAGAGCGATTGTTTCGTTTTCATCTGCTACAGTAAGAGTTACTCGTTCTTTATTGAGTAATATGCGTTCATTTCCAGCTCGCAGCTCAATGTCAATATAACGAGATTTTTTATCTCCTACTCTTGCAATAATAGTTGCAGCTTGATATGCTTTCAAGTTAACATCGAGTACAATATTATAATGTGGTATTTGCATATTATAACCTCCTTTTATTTTTACCAACCAAGATATTTTATTGTATTACCGTCTATAGTCATTGTTCTTTTATATATTTCGTTCCCATCAAATCGCAATAAATCAGTTTCAAGAACCGAATGACCAGCGGAAGAAATATAAAATGCACCAACATTCGACTTTGAATTATTGCTAAGCCTGTATGTAGGCGAAGTATATGCCGATGCATATATAGAATCTCTATCGCTTTCTGATTTCCTTTGAGCTTTTATGCCACCTATAGAAACACTATCATTTGCAACAATTTCATCAGCTGTTACTTTATGGACCAACAAGAAAGCTTTAGCTTCTCCATTGTCGGAATAAAATCCAAATTTCCCGACTTCTTGTGTGTTGTCATTTTTGATACGGCTTACAACGATATAACCAGATTGTAATGTAAGTCTTGTTGTATATCCTGCTGTAGAACCTGTAGTAGTTATGGTACCATTACTTATATCTATCGAGACTGTTCCATCTGCACTTGTTATAGTGCCTGTTTTTATTAAGTCTGCATTGAGTACACCGGTTTTTATAAGACTTGCGTTTAATGAACCAGTCTTAATAAAATCCGCTACTATTTCACCATCAGAAGTCATTGCAAGTCCATATTTGCCATTATAACCAGTGGAACTGTGACCAAGACCTTCTTTGTTCCATCTCCATACCTTCGTTGCAGTGCTGATGTCGTTTGTATCCATTATCAAAAGTTCTTCTGGATTACCATTTGCATTAAGTTTGAATACAACATAACCGCCGATATTTCCTGTTATCTTCTTCGTTGCCGTTTCAACAGCTAATTCAAGGGCGGAAGATGTTTGTTTTGCTGATGTAGCGATATTTTCTGATACCGTTCTTGCAAAATTTGTGCTTACACTTCCAAGTTCCATTGATGTATAGCGTTCCGAAAGTGTGTCGTATACAGTTTTAACGACTTTAACTTTAGTCGAAATATTATGTATACTATGCTCTACTGTAACTGTATCACATAACACGCAGCGTTGTAGTGCTGCTACATCTTTGTATTCTTCTGTTTGCCAAAGCTGTACAAAAGATATTTTATAGCTTGCTTTGACCTCATCAAGTTTTGCAGTTTTAATATATGCTTTAGCTTTTGTTGCTAAGTTATCCTTAGTAATCGAAATATTATTACCATATTCACTTGATAAATCAAGCATATAACACTTGTAATAACTGTATAAATCTGCATTATCGAGCTTGATAATATCACCTGTTACAGTTTCATTATTTTGTGTAGCGTAAGGTAACACATGAGTATAATTATTTGTTAAATCCACAGTTGAAGTAAATGCAGAAAGATTTTTACCATATCTGACTGTAACTCCTGCATCTTGTCCTCTTTGACTGTGTAACTTTACAGTATAATTATCAAATTCATATTCTCCACCAAATCTATCTAAAATACTACCATCTGTGCCAGCAAGTAAACTGCCTAATGTAGATGGTGTACTTACACTATAAGAGCCTCCACTGTTAACATTGCTCCAAAACTCAAACGGACAGTTGAGTAATGCTTTAGATTTAAGTGATTGCATAATGCCCGAAGCATTACCACCAACGGTGCATATTTGTATTGGAATACCATTAAGCTGGTAGCGAATGTGTTCGCCGTAATATGTAACAATGCCACTTATTGGTAAACTACTTTTATAAATATGGAATATCTGCGGTTCCGATGTTTCATTAGGCTTACACTTAATAAAACAATCTTCATTGAGTAAATTATATTTAGCTCCGGAAGTTGGATATTGTAATTCAACTTCATATGCACCGTTGCGTTCCTCGGTAACAACACATTTAGTAGCTTCTGTCAAGGCACCCAAACCATTATTATCGAAATCAGTTGTACCTCTTTCGTACAAAATCGGTATCATATCCTTCTGAACCTCCCTTTATATTGAATCTTGTTGACATTACCGTTAATTATCACATTATTATTACCCCAAAGAAGTTTTGGAAATACGCCTTGAAACTGTTTGTTGCAGTTCGTATAATTTCTAAAGCAGTCTTGCATTTCACAGTCAACTTCAAGATAATCAGTAACATTTGTCAAAATGAATGAATATTCTCCAACGCTTACTGTAATATCTCCGCTCCCGAAAATTTTAAAATATGGTTCGCTTTCGCAATGTTCAGGATTTTTGATTATAAAGTTAGTGCTGGTTGCTTGGATAAGCTGTTCTCCGTCATTGTGATACAAATAGGGCTTACAGTCAAAAATGATTGTTGTACTGCCAACACTTGCTATATCATTAACAATGTTGTTTATATTGCTTACTCTCGCAAGCCTATAATAGCCAGGATTATATGTATCTGTTAACTTACAATATGTGTCATTTGTTAATAGCCAATCTTTTAAAGAGTTAATGGTTTCATATAATGTACTCTTCATAAATGCAGGTATAGTACTAACCGCATAAGGAATAGAGAGATTATTGTATCTGCCATTATCAATTATTAAATCTCCCGAACGCCCTGGAATGCTTACAGATGTTACATCTCTTTGAGGCACAACCCATTCAGGGGAATTTGTCACTATAACACCAAAATCAAATAAAGATTTTCCGTTAAAGCTAAAATCATGTATCACCCCAAACGACCCCCAATCTCTGCGACCTATTAGCTAATCCTTCGGAAACATAATCAAGTATTGCGTCTAAATCTTTATCACTATTGTTATTAAATGTGCCAATAGTGATAGTTAAATTTATACCACTAAGCCGATTATCTGACATACTTGCTGTAGTTGTATTTGGTGAAAAAGCAACAGGAAAAGATATATCGCTAAGTGCATCACGAATTATATCAAGAAACGATAGGTCAGGAATAAATGATATAACAACTGATTGATTTTCGATTTCATCAAGATTATCTTGAATATCGAAATCAGCTTGAATATCACTGCTAAGTGTTGATGGTAAAGCATTTGTCATATCATTAGTAACTTCTGGCATAGCTTGCACAAAGCCTTCTCCGATGCCGTATGCAATATAATTACCAACAGTATCACGCATAAGCCTTGATGGAGAATGTATACCGAAAAATCCTTTAATGTTATCCCATAATCCTGAGCAAAATCCGCTAACCTTTTCCCAGAGCCAAGATGCTGCACCTGAAATACCGTCCCAAATTCCACTTATAATATTTCCACCAATTTTCGCCATCTCTCCCACAAGAGAGGCAAAACCTTCAACAATACCTTTGATAATTTCCGGTATATGTGTAACTATGCCTTTGATAATTTCTGGTAAATTTTGAATTATAGCAATGAACAGCTTAATGCCAGCCTCAATTAATTGAGGTATAGCATCAATAAGTGCAGTACAAATGCCTTCAATGATTTCAGGTAAAGCATCTACAATAGTTGCTATAATTTCTGGCAGAGCATCTATAAGAGCTGTCAGTAAATCAATACCAGCTTGCACTATTTCAGGGATAGACTCAATCAGAGCGCTAACAATACCTGTAATAATCTCTGGTAAAACTGCTACAATCGCACTTATAATCTCAGGCAAGGCCTCTACAAGAGCGGTTAATAATTGTATACCTGCATCAATTATTTGCGGTATTGACTCAATTAAAAAATCAACAATTCCTTGTATAATTTGAGGGAGAGCAGCAATTATTACTGGCATAGAATCTAATATGCCTTGTGCTAAACCTTGCATAAGTTGTAACAAAGCAGTAAGCAGAGTCGGCAGATTATCTATAATCATTTGTATAATGCTTAACGCTGCTTCAATAAGCATTGGCATAAGTGTTGGTAACTGTGCAGTGAGTTCTGTAATCAAAGTTGTTAAAATCTCAAGCAAAGAACTTACTATTGTTGGTAAGTTTGATATTACGCTATCAAGTAATCCACTGATAAGTTGCATAAGTCCTTGCGTGAGCTCCGGAAGAGCTTCCATAAGAGCTTTAAACAATTCATCAAATATACTTACAGCCGTATTTATTAGCGTAGGCATATTCTTTACTATTGAATTTCCAATAGATTTTATAGCGTTTGTTACAAGTGACATTATCTTTGGTAGTTGTTCTGATACAACCGATAATGCACCCTCAAGAGCTGTACCGATTGCCTCTGCGATTTTATCAAAATCGCCATCAGCTTCATTTATTGCGTTGCCAAGCCCAGATAACACATCAGTAATACCGCTTGATAGCTCACTTGCCGTATCCATAAATACGCCTTGAATAGAACGAGATGTACCTTCTAAGGCACTATTAAGGTCGTTATATTGTATCTTATCTATATCAGATAATACATCTCCAACTTCTTTTGTGTTTGTTGATACATTTTTCAAAGCAGGCAGTACAGTATCTTGCAAATCTTCAAATTGAGTGCCAAACAATTCAACAGCGATTTTATTTTTTTCGACAGGGTCTTCAATTTTATCAAGAGCAGCAACAACCTGATTAAATGCAGTTTGAGCTTTTTCACCACCTGCAGCAAATTGAGCTTGTAGTTCTTCTGCTGATGGTAATGTACTATCTGTCGCATTTTTTATATCGTTCAGACTATCTTTTAGTTCTGAAATTTGCTCTTTGTAGCTTTTTATACTGTCAGCATTTTTGGTTTTTGTAAGTTCTGAAGTCTTATCGTTAAACTGTGATTGTGCCATTTCGGCATATTTGAGTTTTTGCTCAAGGTCAGCGATTTTATTTGTTGTTTCTTCGACTTTTTCGCTATTGTCTTTTGATACAAGACCTAATTCAGCGAACGCCTCATTTGCCGAGCCGTCTTTTACCCTAAGATTTAACTCTTTGACTGCGTCTCCGACTTTATCCACGCTAAAAGCACCATTCTGAGCACCATCTACAAGAGTGTTAACAAACTGGTCAGCAGACAAACCTAACGAAGCATACTGAGCCGAGTATTCATTGATAGTATCAAGTAAATCACCATTTTTATTTGCACCATTCTGAGCACCGTAGGCAATAAGATTATATGCTTCTTCAGCAGATACACCCATATTTTTCATGAGTGCTGCCGCCGCTCTCGAACTTTCTCCCATATCAAAATCAAAACCGTCACGAAGCTTATAGCTTGCTTCTGTTGCAGCTTCAAGTTCATCACCCATTAAGCCAGTATTTTGTTTAACAAGAGATAATCCTTCTGCAACATCTTCGAGACTATCACCGAAATTATGGGTATAAACATTTTTTGCAATATCTCCAAGTCCTTCAAGTTCTTTGCCTGTCGCACCTGTTTTCACTCCAATATCGTTTACAGCAGAGTTATAATCATCGCCGAGTTGAACTAAATCTTTGCTTAGTTTTACTGTTGCTGCACCAACAGCCGCAACAGCTGTACCTATAGCAGCACCAATACCTTTTAATATAGAACCAAGTCCTTCAAATTTATCTGAAGAATCTTCTGCGGCTTCTCCAGCGTCTTTAGTTGACTTGTTTAAGTTATCTATCTCATCAGCAGTATCATCAGTGGCTTTCTCTAATTCCGTTTGCTGTTGTGATAAATTAGCTAATTCTTTTTCAGTGCTAATAACTTCACGCTGAAATTCTCTGTATTGTTGTTCACCTATGTCTCCGTTTTTAAACTGTTCTTCGACTTTAGATTGAGCTTCTTTGAGTTCGCCAAGTCTATTAGTCGTATTTTTTATTTGTGAGTTTAAAATTTCTTGCTTTTGAGCAAGTAATTCAGGATTTTTAGGGTCAACATCTTTAAGGACTTTATTAACTTTTTGCATTTCATCTTCAAGGGATTTAGCATAATCCTCCGAAGATTTAAGAGAATTTTGTACCTGTTCATATGCATTTTTAGGGGCTGACTCTGTAGCTTTAACTACATTTTTAGTAGCTTCTGCGAAGGTTACAGTTTCTTTTGATAAATCTTCCTGTTGCTGTTGTAGCTTTTTTAGAGTTGCTTCTGTAGCAATGACTTCACGCTGAAAGCCTCTGTATGTAGTTTCGCTGATTTTGCCATTCTTGACTTGCTCATTAACCTGGTCTTGTACAGATTTAAGCTTTTCAAGCTTGTCCGAAGTAACTTCAATCTGCTTGCTGAGTATTTCTTGCTTTTGAGCAAGCAGTTCTGTGCTATCAGGGTCAATGTTTTTAAGTGCATTATCAACTTGTCTCATTTCAGCAGATAGAGTATTAGCTTGTTTATTGACATCAGATAAAGCTTTATCTAAGCCTGTTGTGTCTCCACCTATTTCAACAGTAATGCCTTTGATATTCTTGCTCGCCATTAGTTACACTCCCATTCCGCAAGAGATTGCTTATACTTTCTATATTTTTCTTCACTGATTTCTCCACGAGCAAATTTATCATCAACTTGCCGTTCTATTCCTTTAAGTTGATGATAACGCTCTTCTGGGTCAATAACAGTCTTTCCTTGCGATTTTAGTTTCATACGGTCGTATTCATGGCAGTAATTGATTAACATACCTATTGTACAGACCTCAAAGTCTGCAACAGTAAGTCCACGAGCATAGCACATAGCCATTAGTTGTTCTACTGTAATGCTGCTCGATTTACTATTACTGCCTTTTACTCGTTTTTTCGGTCAACCTTCAGACTGCTTGTTAGTAAATCTGTAAGCTCACTCAAAACATTTATAAGCGGAAATGTATCGAAAGTATCAAACCAGTCTATTACATCAGGTATAGAGTTATCAGCTGTTTTTGCAAACACCCAAATAAGATTATATATAGTTTCCATATCTAATTTATCTATATCAACTAATTTAATTCCTTTTTTGGTTTTCTGAAAAGCCGCTTGTAATATACTAAAATCTCTTAACATATCTCTGCCAAACTGTGCCTTGTATCTGAGCATAGTTGCAGCAGTAGATTTAAACTTTACCTGTCTACCTTCAATGATAATTGTTTTTTCCATACATATCCCTCGTTATTCGTTAAGAATAGGTTCAGGAATTGTACTTAATTCCGCAACACCAGGGATAGTAAACTTAACATAATTATCGTTAATTCGAGGTGTAGCGGAAATAGAATATTCAGGGAACTGAAATTCAAATGTGCCATCTTCCTCTGTTGCTCCATTTGTTGATGGTCGAGCTGAAACACTGCAACGATACAAAATTTCTGTCTTGCCTATATTGTCTGTGCTTTGGTCGCTTAGAATAAGAGCAAATTTCGGTAGCTCAACATTATTGTTGATTTCGAGGACACCGTTTTTAGCAATAGTTTTGCCAAGCCAGTTTTTTTCAATATCATCAATAACAGCCAAAAGCGTCAATGTTATATCATATCCGCCATTTTGCTCGCAGGCATATACTTGCTGAGAGTTTGCGGATACTTTTTTTACTTCTCCGACTGGACTTATAGAATATTCTCTGCCACCAGCTTCTGCGGCCGCAAAATAAACTGGATTACCATATGTTGTTTTTTCTTTTGTTTCGCTAAGTATTGGTGCATATCCAACAGCAACGAGCTTTGTTTTAATTTTTGCTTGATTAGACATATAAGATTCCTCCTTATAGTTCAAATTCATATCTTATTAGATAAACTTTTTCTTCTGATACATAAGACTTTGATTTTGAGTAAGTTGTAAGTTCGTTTAATACACTTTCAATTCTGCTTTCTGCAGTTACATCATTACGGTTGATATATAATTCAACACAAACCGTTGGCTGCGTTAACGTTTGCTTACTATTCGCTGCAACAGTCTTGTAATCAACATTTGTATAAATGACATATGGAGGAGACTGACGCTCCTCGAAAGCATTACGAGCAACCGGAAAATGAGTTTTGCGAAGTGCGTCATATAATTCTTTTTCTGTCATTGCAAGGCCTCTTTCAATATAATTTACTTATAGCATCACCTATACGTTCTTCAAGTTCTTCTTGAAATAGTTCTTCGTTTTTCTTTATATGAGGGTGAGCAGGTACACGCTTAGTTCCGCCGTCTACAGCATGACCATATTCAAGTAAGTGTGTGAGTTGATAATTAGTTTTATTGTGTATAACAAGTCGATGATTTCCGTGACCTTTAAAAAGAGTCTTTATCCTCCAGCCTTTTTTATATTCTCCTGTTCGTTTTGGACTATCAGCTTTTATTCTGTCTTTAAGTTCTTTTGCTGTATCATCAACAACTTCATCAACACATGTCTTTAAACTATCTGTGTAGTTTTCTAAGCATGCCATTATCTCAGCACCAACATCTGAATATCCACGTGTTTTATGTTGATTACTCCTTTTAGCCATCAATAACACCTATCCTTTCGGTTACATATAGCTCCATATAATCACCATCACGATATGTTCGATATATTTCATGCTTGCAACCATCAATTTCAACATATTTCTCATTGTTGTAATCAGCAAAAAACACTCCTGCAATTTTATATTGAGGTTTTAATGCGATTGTAGCTGCTTTGAAATATTCCGACTGTGTTACACTTGATATAGTTGCAAATATAGGCTTTTTAGTAAGCACTGATATTTGATTGCCAAGCTCATCAGGTTCTATCTTTTCAGATAATAAATTTACAACAGTATCAATCAAAACTATCACCTGCCAATGCTATGCTGTTTCGTAATGACTCATAAGCTAAAACAAATCGTTCCGCATTCGGTCTATCACCAAAATATCCCATGCAGTATAGTTTTATCGCTTGCTTTATTAGTGCATTATCCTTATTGGGGTTATAAACACCTGCATTTTCCATATCAATCAACGCTGCTTCAATAAGAGTGCTAATTTCATCATCAAACGCAGATGTTGTTATTCTCAATGATTTACGAATAAATTTTATAAGTTCTTCATTCATATTATTTTCCTGTTGTAGTTGCAGGAGTGAGCATTGCAAAAGGTTCTGTTGATATAACATCACCATCTGCAATGCCATAAGCCATATAATCCGTTTCACGAGCTTTTACATGCTCTTCCTGATATAGTGACATACTTTCGTTAAAGTTAAATCTATATCCTTCGTTGATATTAGCAAGAAGAATATCATTATCGGACATAGCATCTTCTTCTTTTACCGGCACACCAAAAATATGACCTATACCCCCTGCGGTGACATCTTGTACAAAAATTGGACGCTTGTTTGCATCAACAAGATTGTAAAGGACCGTCCATACTGTTTTTGAATTAGCATAGATAACTGCTCCCGATTTATAAGCTGCGTTAAGCAATGCCATGAGGGATGTGATAGTTGTATATGTAAGATTGCCAGAGTATTCAATAACATTCGGCTTACCAGATTCTGCTTTAAGTGCAGTAACAATACCCCTTGGCTGTGCTTTGAACTCTTTTGCTGATGGTTTTCCTTTACCCGAAACAATAGCTTTTGCGATAGTGTTGCCGATTTTTTTACCGAGCTTTTCTATTACATATGGTATATAATCATCTAATGCCATTTTTTTCAATTTCCATGATAGTGTGATTGATTTAGATAATTCGCAACCTGTGAGTAAGATAGAATTTTCTGAAAATGCTGCATCTGAACTTTTATCAGCTTCATCAATCCAGTCAGCATCACTATCTTCACTTGCATCATATAAAAACTTAACATCGCCTTTTATATAAGTTGGTGTAAGGTCATCAAGGATAGGATGTTGCTCGGCAGCTTTCTGCCAAATATCACTCATAAGAGTTTCCGGGATAACAAGTGCGTGTTGCTTTGTTGTGTCTGAATTTCTAAATTCCTTATTAAATTCATCAATGATTTGATTTTCTTGAACAGAAAGAGTCTCACCATGAATAGCCTTAATGAACGCATTTTTATAGCTTTCGCTATTATCATTTGTATTTTCTGCAAGCTCAAGAGTTTCTTTGTTTGCAAATGCTTCTGGCTGAGGAATGCTTGTACCTTTTATCGCATTAAGATTTGCTTGTGCTTTTGTTTCTTCTGCATACTGATTGTCAAGGGCCTTTATGGATTCAAATATACCATTAAGTTCTCCATCAGTTTTACCTTCGTTAATAAACTTGTCTGCTTTTGCAATAAGTTCTTTACGCTTTTCGTTATACATTTCATATGTCATAATTTTATGCCTCCAGTTATTTTAATAAGATTTAATTTTGCCTGTGCACGAGCGGCAATTTTTTTATGCCGGATTTGATTTATAATTGCTTGAGGAATTATATCAGCACAGGAAGCTACAAAATTTGAAGCAGATATATTCGTTTTAGGCGATGTAATACTATCAACAAATTTCATATCTACTGCCTGTTCAGCTGTAAACCACGTTTCTTTGTTCATGAGTTCTAAAAGTGTATTTTTATCCATACCAGTTTTAAGTGCGTACGCATTACATATAGATTCATTGCAAAGTTTTAATATTTCACTTTCTTTTTGCATAGTGTTGTAATCTCCGCTCGCATACGAAGATACATTGTGTATCATAATCATAGCCGTTGGTGATATATCACAATGTGATGCACACGCAATAACGCTTGCAGCACTTGCAGCAAGTCCAGTTATATGTATGTTTACATTACCTGAGTAATCTCGCAAACGACTATATATTTCCGAGCCTGCAAATATACTGCCACCTCTGCTATTGATGTAAACTTCCAGAGGTTCTCCGTTAGCGGTAATTATTGCTTTTTCAATGTCACGAGGACAAGCAGAACTCATCTCAAAATAATCATAAATCCACTTATCATCATTGCTGATGATTGCCCCATTTATATTGATATTCAATTTATTCACCTCCTTCCGTTGTTACAACTGCCGTATCAAGACGGCGAATAGGTTTATCTCCTCCCGAAAGAGGTGCAAGATTAAGCGTTGCACGCCATTCATTAGGTGTAAGAGCACCACGGTCAACCATCTGCACCAGATTCAACTTTGTACTGATTGATGCACAAGCGAGATTTGCAGCTTCAAATACAATTCGATTACCGCAACCTCTTTCACGTCTTGTAAACAGTTTACGAGTAAATTCGTTTGCTAAATCTATTGCGATAGGTTCAATTTTCGATTCATAATAACTATTCCATTCATCTTCGGTATAGTTACTATGTATAATTTTTTCATTTGTGCTAAAGGCTGCATATATTCGTTTTGATGTTCTATCCATTTGTTCAGCGTTCGGCACATAGTCTTTTGGTTCTACTCGCTGAATATCAGCTTTACCGTCAGTTGCAGCAACTCCAACTGATTCTGTAGATACATCAAGATAATCTTTTACAAATTTCTCTGCGTTTTTCTTAATATCGTCTGGTCGGATAGCTGATGTATACTTTATGAGCCACTGTACAATGTTGGAATTTTTAATTGCTTTTACTATGCCTTGGTCCGTTGTTTGCACAATATCCATAAGTGGAAGTAGTGTATCTGATTTTGGTGTACCAAATACATCGTTAGCGTAGAAATCACTTCGCAGATGTATAACATCTTGATAATCAAAAGTGCATGATTTGCCGTTACGCATCAAAAATTTTAAGTATAAATCTCCTGATTTACTATATTGTGCATTGACTTGAACGCAAGGAATTGGATATATTGCTATTGGATAGCCGTTTGCATCACGCATAATTAAAGCAAACGCATTGCTATTTAACTCAAGCTGATTAGCGAGCTTTTCTAATAGTTTTTGCATTGACATAAGCGGATTCGGTTCTGTAAGTAGTATTCTCATATACGGTTCTGGATTAACTGAGATGATATGCTCTTGATTTGAGTTAGTAGTATCACGGATATGTTTAGCTGAAAGTTTGCCTACAGCTGCAGCTAAAGGGCGTATACAAGACCGTACAATATCGCTTTTATAAACATCTCCACCATATGTATACAGACCATTTCCTGTTTGAGTTACAATTTTAATTTGAGTAACTTTGTCAGAATCCTTATTTCTTTTGTTTTTAAACAATTTCAAAATTTCACCCCCTTAAATCAAGCTAAGATATTCATTCTCTTTATCAAGATAAACAACATACGCATCTAATAATGCTGCTGTGCCGTCTATTCTTTTTGTTGGTTTTGAAGTTTTGCAAGGCTGTATATTGCCGTTTTTATCCTCATCATATGAAGTATTTGCAAGACACCATTTGTCGATAGGATTGTTGTTATAATTGATAAGTTTGCTTTGTAGAGCCACTCCCAAACGTTTCATAGGGTCTGAAAGAGTTTTCTTACCTTGAATTACAGGTATCATACTTTCTTGGCCGAAGTAATTCCTCATTTCTTCTACCCAGTACTTAGCGCTCCAACTGTCATATCCAACCCAAGGTATATAAACATCGAATTGCTCTTGAAGTTCAACAAACCATTCTGTCACATACTTTGCGTGCACAGTATTACCTGGGCAAGTTCTCATATAACCTTGTTCAATCCAAATATCATATGGTATATGGTCCTCTCTTATTCTTCTTTCAACAAGTTCTTCCGCAAGCCAATACATTGAAAGCACATATATATAATCATTATTTGGTACTCTGAACAGTGCTTTTGCCGCCGTTAAATCCGTTGTGCTTGATAAGTCAGCACCACCTATAGCATATCGAGGTTTTAGTTCTAATAAATCAAAAGTTGCCGTGTTATTTAACACTTCAAGTGTTAACCAAGCTTCTGTGCTTGTCTCTGGTATGTTGAACTCCTTACATACAAGATTTTTTACTAACGCAGGATTTCTCTTTGCCTTTTCGACTTTTTCACGCAATGTTTTTTCATTTTTGATGGTACCAAGCCCAGGGTTTGCTTTTTTCCATGCGTCTGGATTTTGCCATTCTTTTCGACTGTCCAGCTCATAGATAAAGTAAATCGAGCGTTCATCCTTGTAACCATTATCCTCAAAATAGCCGTTAATGGTTCGTGTTGCTTCATCATAAATAAAATCGTAAATGTCTTCTCTAACTGTTCCAGCAGTCGATGTTATGAAAATAAGTGGTTGGTCTCTTGCAGTTATGCCGTCTGCCATAATGTCATACAAAGCACGACCATTTCGCCATTGATGTATTTCGTCCATTAGCACGCCGTGAACATTTAATCCGTCAAGCGTATCACTGTCAGATGCAAGCGGTTTAAATATTCCGTCGTTTATTTCGCACTGTAACTCATGAGTTAGAGTTTTAATCCGCTTGCTTAAAACAGGGGATTTTTTCACCATTCTTTTTGATTCAAGCCATATGATTTTAGCTTGGTCTTTTTTGGTTGCTACTGAATAAACTTCCGCTCCCGGTTCATTGTCTCCGACAAGTAAATACAATCCGACGATTGATGCAAGTAAAGATTTTCCGTTTTTCTTAGCGACAATAAGCACAGCTCTTTGATATTTGCGTAAGCCGTTAATATCAACAAAGCCAAAAATTGTTGCAAGTGCAGCTTGTTCCCATAATTCAAGTTTTACAAGTTTGCCGCCATATTTACCTTTACTTTGCCGGCAAAAATTTTCGGCAAATTCAAGTATATGATTTGCTCTTTTACTCGAATAAAAATATTCGCTTGAAGTATTTTCAATATCGCTTATGATTTTTCGATACGTTAGACGCAGTTTATTACATACAGTAACCTCTCCAGAACAGATTTTTTCATAGTAATCACGAATGGGATTATATGTCAGCGGATATTTAATCATATGTCAGCACGCTCTGATACAAAAGAGTCAAAGCCATCATCTTTTTGTTGTTCAACTTGTTTTGGCAATAAGTCGGTCAACTGCTTGATTATTTTTTGATAGCTTGTGTTCATTGAATTGTATTGCTTAGCTACTGGGCGTTCACGCTCATATGGTTCTTGTTCGCCTTGTTGAAACATTTCTGTAAATCCGTAAACATTTAAATCTTCTTCCATATCATCGAGAGACACTCGCATAAAAGCAGCTCTTTCGATAAGCCCTTGTATAACAGCCTTTCTTTTTTTGTCTATCTTCGAGTAAAGCCTTGCTAATCTCTTTTGTTCTTTATCAATTCTCGCTTGTCTCTCTTCAAGTTCATTAACTCCTGTCATTTTTTTCGCCTCCTTAATCAAGGGGAGGGGGGTCTATAAAATTCCCTGCGTTGTATTACTACCTCCTCTCTCGGTCTCCATTCCGAAATTTTGAAAAAATTTTCAGGGGGGTATCGGGTAAATCTGACCGTCCTCTCCGAAATAATATCGTCCGTTTTCTTCTTTTTGACAACCCTCTTTGTTGTGACAAGTTTGACATTCATACTTTAAATTTTCATGATTGAGTGATATGTTTGGGTCATTGATATTTTCAGGGCTGAGCCATATTTTATGGTGTACAATTTTCCCAGGCTCTTGATGGCAGGTTTCACACATTCCACCGTCAATGCCTTGCCGTTTTAAAATGTAAGATGCACGACACTTTTGCCATTGCTTTGATTTGTAAAATTGCTTTGCGAAATCTCTCGCCATTATTCCACCTCCATTTAATTCCGCTCTCGAATTTTTAATAAATTCAATATGGTTTTATAGTATTCTGATTATGTTTTATTGTTATTTTATACTAAAAGTATGTACCAATAACTCTAATTTTCGGCATATAAAAACCGCACACCATATCAAGAGTGTGCGGCATAAACTAATACTATTTTTTTCTGTCCAATAAATAATAAAATCTTCTACGAATTTTCCAATACAAGTACTTTCCGCAAGGAATATTCCTTTGCATAGACAGATACTCGTATGTAACATTTTCATTTGTTATCGCTTCGAGCATAATCGGATATATTATTTCAGTGTTATCTCCATATATCTCAATGATAGCTTCATGTAATGTCAATTCGAGCAAATCACAATTTTTTCTGTACTGTACAAAAAATTCTTTCGCTTTCGGTTTCTGCCAATCCCAATATTGCAGACACCAGTTGTATAGTTCTCTGTATCTGTATTTCGATATGTTGTCAAGCTTTAAGTCTCTGTGCTTAGGCACGGCAGACACCTCCGTATTCCGCTCTCGTTTTCTTGTTTCTAATCTTCAACCTCTAATGCTTGCTTTTTAGTTTCTGAACGCTCGATTTTGATTTTACCGCTTGCAGTTCTTGAAATCTTTGCTTTTACTCCATTCGCAATATGCAGCGAAGCAGAGTACATTTTCCAATACGCTACTTGTTCTACAATTTCACGCATAAGTTTTATACTTTCATCTGCAATAGGAATATAGCCATTCTCTGTACAATCAGGGCCGAATAGTTCATAAATAGTATCTGTAGCACGCTGTATTTGGCTTTGAATTTTTCGTTCTCTTTGAGCACCGTCACAATTACATTCCTCATTAAGTGAAGCCTGTCCGCAGAACGGACAAATGCCTTCAAAATTTATTTTTTTGTTTTCGTTATCATTCATTTTATTTTCCTCCGCTTAAATATTTTGTTATTACTTCAACCGCCTGAGCACAGCCAACACAAACTACAGCAACATAGCCTTGATTGTTTAACGCTTCAAGCCATTTGCTTTGATTGTCTGTTGCCTTATTTTTGCCTGCTTTCATCTCGATATATAGTCCATGATATTTTCCACGAGGAACTGGCAAACATATGTCTGGCACTCCTGATTTAACACCTTGCTTTTTTAAATTTGCAGCCTCTTGTTTATTTCTGCTTCCGCCGTTTGGAATATGATGCATAAGCCGCAACTCTGGATATATCCCATATTGATATGATGCCCAACGGAATAAAGCTTCTTGCTCGGCGGCTTCGTGCTGTGTATGACTTTTATGTAATTTTGCAGAACTTAAAAAGCCTATTGCTTTACAAGGCGAACCACAAGAAGAACATATACAGCCATCAGAAAACTTACTCTTGATTTCGTACATCGCTCTACAATTCACGCATTGTAATGCAATGTTTTCTGTTTTTTCTTTGATGATTCTCTTAGTCAATTCTTTACTTGTTAATCGTCTAACCAATCTTTTACCTCCCATCGTGGTACTGTTTGTCCGTCTGTCTTATACATTATGACCGACATATACCAGTACCCATTATACTCATTGTATCTTGCATAGCATTTAACAAAGCGATACCCCTTATATTTCCGCTCCCAATATGCTGTATCGTCTAATCTTTCCCTTGCGATTCTTGCCAATCCACGAGTTGTAATTTTATTATCTTGAATCGTGACTTTTGGTTTCGCGAGATTTCTCGAGCAGACATAGCGTTTAGAACCTTGTGGGTCTTTAAGCATATATTTAGCAATAGCTTCAGGTCCAAACTTATCAGGCTGAAAACGGTCTGCGTTTGTTCGGATTCCATTCTGCCACATTGCTTCAAGTTCTTTTCTTGATATGCCACCAGTAAATATTACATGAAAGTGATAGTTATTACAGTCTTTCAGTTCTCCTGTTTTGTATGTAACACATTCAATGACATATATGTACTTGAAAGGAGTTTCTAATTTTTTCTTTCGTCTAAGCAATTCTTCTCTTTGCTCCGCAAGGGCTTCTATTTCTGGCAACGCTTTCAAAGCTTCTTTAACTTTTGCTAATTCTTTCTGTCTTCGAGTTTTAAGTCTGCGAAAATAATTTGTTAAATCTTTACGAGCTTGCTTTTCATCTTGTGGAGCATTAGTTGGCTCGTAGGTTGGGTGCATAATTATATCATCTTCATCAAAATTTGCATTGATTAAGCGTATGAGCTTTTTCTCAGCTTGTTTTTTGTTGTATCTCTTCTGTTCCTCTGTAGATGGTTTAGTTTTTGGTGCTCTTGAGCTTACCCTCCTTCCATCATTCCAGACAGGAAAAGAATCTATCTCTAACAATCTGCCTGATTTTGTTTTTTGTTGTCTAATCATTTCAGTGTACTCCTTATATCGTCGATAAGATAATATACAATACAAGACCCCAATGGGCATTATGCCCGTATTATATTGACGAATTACCACTGCTATGATATAATTTAATTGCATTCAGCAAGTGGCTTATATGTCACTCTTAGCTCGTCCGTTCGGAGCGGACGAGCTTTTTATTTTCCTATTTTTCTTGCAATTCAAGGTATTTATTTAAGTACCAGACTGCTTTTGCAATATCTTCATTACCGTTCTTGTTCTTATGCCTGTAAAGGTATTTGAAGGCGTTGCAAATGCAGAAGTTCTGTACCGCTTCTTTTCCCTGAGTTTCGAGCATTACCTCTATGCACTCAAACTTTCCAGTTTCGTAATGCACAGGGTGATTTACATTATCGTTGTTATTCAACACTATTCCTCCTTATTCAGATATGATACTTGACTTGGACTTACAATAGTGACTGAATGAAGACTTTTATCCATAAGTTCCGCAGAAACATCAAGCTTACCATTCTTCATACGATAAATAATGCCAGAAATATAGGCATATTCCAACCTGTCACCATTCACTCGTTTAAATATAACTGGTTTTCTATTTACAAGTGCTTGTTTAAGTTCTTGACTTGTCATAATATCCTCCTATGAGTAATCCGAGAACGGTTTTTCCGCTCTCGGATTTTTTCTTTACCATGTTTCAATGATTATCTTTCCTGCTGACTGTCGAGTTTTCGCTTTAGCTGTTATACCTCGATAGTACCATTTTCCCCAAATCTTATTCTTTTGTGTTGGAGCTATTAAGTCTATGCCACGCTTTCCTTTATAATAGCGAGCCTTTATTACTTCTTCGTCTAAGCCACTTATTTTCGCCCATTCTTTTACTGTATGAACCTCATTGCGAATCTGGATTTTGATATTTCTAATGTCAACCGAAGCGAATAAGTCCGCTCCCGTTTTACCTTTTTTATATCTTTCTCTTACAGTATCATATTTAAGACCTGATATTCTCAGCCACATTCTGACTGTATTTTTAGTTCCGTTTATTTCAATTTCTTCATCAAGCCAACTCATCACAATACCTCCAGCTTGTCCTCAAATGATTTTATAAGTATTTTGATTTTCTCACTACAAAACTTAGCCTCATCGGAAGATATATTATTAACAAACTCAATCATCGAATTAAATGCACCAATACAGTTTTTATAATAAGCTTTGAAAATTTCTTTGTTATCAGCATCAGAATGCTTGTTTTCGGTGCGTGCTTTTTCAACCTCATTTTGCAAACTACTAATTCGCTGATTGAAAGCATCTCTATCAGCTTGAAGCTGTTGTTTGATTTTCAAATGTTCTTTTTCAAAGTCTTCTTTTTGCTTTGCTTCTGCTTTTGCGTGTTCATCCTTAAGCTTAGTAACACTTTCGGAGAGCTTTTCATTTTCTTTTTGAGCTGTACTAAGTTGCTTTTCAAGTTCTTCAGCTCGTTTTTTAGACTCTGTATCTTCCTGTACAGACACTTCAACCGGACGGTTTTCGAGTTCTTCTATTCGCTCATTGGCGGTAGACAATTCGAGCGTTGTTTGCTCATACTTGTTTTCAAGTTCATTGTTGCGCTTTTCAATTTCTTTAATTTTCGCTTGAAGTTCTCGATAACTAACATTGTTTACATCTACAACATTAACGATTTCATCTTGTTCAACATGAGACAAACTCGCAAGCAAGGATAATTTGCTTATTCCGATTTGTCCATACGTCTGGATTTTATCCTCCGATAGATTTTCTACTATGGTTATGTATTTATAAGCATTGCTGCGTTTCATACCAACCATGTTCTCGCAATAATCTTCAAATGTTTCATAGCCAAAAGCAGTATAGGCTTTACCATCACGCATTTTTTTGAGTCCTTGACACATTTCGATGATGTTTTGCTGTGCAAGCTCGGCGGAAGCAATTATATGTTGATGTAATTTGCTTGCTTCAATATATTGCTTTGATAACACATCAGGCTGTTTTGATACAGACTGCATTTCTTTGATTTCGCTCATTCTTTAATTCCTCCAAAAAATCAGTATACCGTTTTTCAAAATCAATAATCTCATCTGGTTTTGAACAAGTGGCCTCATTTCTGTAGCCATGACACTGTATAATCTGATAATCATTGCTAACCTCGATTGTGAAATAAGGCATATCTGGCTCATCTTTTTTGCGTATGAATAAAATATTTGTCTTACCATCAGCGTGACGCTGAACATAACCGCCAACACAGTGCTGTAACATCTTGCCTTCAAGGATTATCTCCGTTCCGCTTTCAGGGACTTTCATAATAAGCTCATTTGTTTCAAATAATAATGGTTGTAATTGTTTAAAACGATTTTGTATCTGTTCTTCCTGATGCTTTTTAGCAAAGAAATTACTTTCTGTTAGTACTCTGTCATGAGCAGCTTGTAAGTTTTTAGGCTTAATTTCTCCGATACCTCCAGGCAATTTACTTGCCATATAAAGATAATCTTTCCATTGAGATAATCTTAGTGTTGTTTTCGCATAACTGAAAATTTGATTTATACTTAGATTCGTTAAGTTTTTTATTTCTTCTATGTAATCAATTCCAAATCTATAAATTATTCTTACAATTTCAGCTATGTTATCAGCATTAGGCATATTTTTTATAGCGTATTGATATACTTTTAATTCTTGTATATTGTACAATTTCACAAGGTCTATATCTTGCTTTCTTATTCCAAGCATTTTAAGCAAATTATTACTTTTCCACTTGATTATTTTTGCATTTTTCCATCCCAACACAATATCATTTGCAATATCAATGAAGCCTGCTTTTACGATATATTCAAGATTATTATGCTTAATATACTTGATTAGATATTCTATTTGTGTATATGCTCTACTCGAAAATGTTTCTATTTCACTATATTTTAAATCTGTTTCATATATCTGTTCAGGGGTTATTGCTATTGAGTCCTCATAACCTGTATTTGCCATATAGTTCCACTGTGGTAAGCCTTTGTCTGTTTTTAAAGGATGCCAAATATTATGTTGCAAATTGCTATCGTAGGTCCAGTTAAATCTTTGCATATGATTTTTTTCAAATACATAGAGATATTGATTACTAAGAAAATAATCAGGCTCAAACTCTTCATTACAAAAGGATTGATAAACTTTTATAACAAAAGCATATAGCCTTTGTTTGTAAGCTGTATAAACTATAAAGCACCCTTTGTTTTCTAAAGTTTTATGACCTCGGCCAGCAGATTTTGCAACAACTTGCTTTCCGCAATATGGGCAAGTATATAATTGATTATGCTTCCATATAGTTGGAGCAGAGAAGGTACGCATATCTGATGAGTTTTTCTGCCATTGGTGACAGCTGGTACAGTAATATTCAACACCATTTTTTATGCGTTCATAAAAAGCATACTGAGGAAATTCATTTGCTATGGCATCTTCTTGTTCTCTGTTGATTCTTGGTAAGTCTTCGAGCAAACTATTAGCATTAGGTATCATACTGCCACCTCACCAATCAAGAAGACTATCAAGTGATAGTGATAAGTTTTCTTTGTTAGATGTAGACTCTAATTCATATTCTGATATTAGAATTTTCATCTCAAACTTAATAACTGCTCCTGGAAAATAAAACTGAACAGCTTTGCTGTAAACTTCAAAATCTGAAACGGCATTGCCAAAATCTTTAGAAATCATGATAAGACAATTAATAAAATCATCACCATCAATAACAGCTCTTGCAAATTCTTCTGACTGTTCACAAAATGCAACGAGTGCATTTGCGGTCGGTTCTGCAATAGCTTTAGCTTTTTGACTAAGTTGACCAAGTTTTTTTGCTTCAAAGGACTTGATTTTTTGTTTTGCTTGTTCTAAAATAGATTTAGAATTTTTCATAAATCTTTTGTTTTCCGCTCCCGAAGCTGCAACTTCTGGGGCGGATTTTTCTTTTATTTCTGACATTGTTATTTCTCCTTTTACTCATCGAATTTATAACTACATGGTTTGAATTTACTCATGTAAATACGATAATCTCGCTTATCAAATATCTTGTTTGCAAGTATCTCAAAATCATAGCGATTTTTGCAAATCTTATCAGCCTTAGCTGCCAGCTTATTCATCTTCTTTTCTAACTTTGTAGCTTTTTTCTTTGCAACTTTCTTTTTGATTTTTAAGCAAATATTCTTGCGAAAATATTTAAATTTACCCGTTTTTCTCGCCTCTTTTCAGTTTCTTATCGCAACATGGGCATATATAGCACTTAATGTTTTTAGTAAGTATGCTCACATTCCATTTGTTTGAGCAACTCTTACATCTTCTATATCGATAATTGTAATTTTTCATAGTTGTAATCTCGCTACACTTTATTAGCATTTCTTTCTGCAAGCCACTGTTCATACTTTGCTTTATTTTCAGGTATTTCGAAATATCTTTCGATTGCTCTCAATGTTGCACGAGCAAGATTATCTATTTCATGCTGAGGTACTTCTTCTAAACATATCTGAGCAGTTTTAACATCAACCAGCTTCTTCATGATTTTCTCCTTTTGAATTTTCGCCTGTATATCTGTTTTTACCTTGTTTAGATAACATATTGCCAATGTATCTGCGTCCGGCAATGTCTATTTGTGTCACATAAGTGTTCCAAGCTTCGAGAGGATTGTCATATTCTTTGCTTGTATTTTTTGTTGTCACTATGTATTTGCCACTATCTTGGCAATATTGCATACTGATTCCACGCCATCTGGCGATTGTCACGCACATTTGAATCATCCCCTCTAATGTTCAAATCGTTTTGAAACATTTTATTGCTTTTCGAAAAGATATCGGAGTTCCAATTCTGGAAACAAGTTATCTTTTACTATAAAAGCTTCTTCTATACTAAAGCTACGTTCCTGAACTTTTGTACGAAATGTTGCTTCCGGCATATGGACTAATGCTGCCGCTGCATTTATTGATATACCTTTTCTTTTTAAACATTCATTTAAATTGATATACATATAAATTCTCCTTTCGCTTTATTTTTTAGAATTTGAACGCTTTTTCGTTCTGTAAATATATTATATACTCATTTTCGTACAAAAACAAGTAGTTTTGTACGCATTTTCGGTTTTCTACTCTTTGCACAAAGACAAATTTAAAATTTATATATTTCGT